TTATGTCCCACTATACATATAACAGTAACAATTAAACATCAAAAATCGTGCTGATATACTAGTGTTTATGCCTCCTAAACTGACAATTGATGAGTTTGAAGATAGTCCTTTAGCATGGATATGTATAGCTAAAACAGGAACTATGAGATTACAAATGAGGAGGTTTCCTATTGGTTATACTTTAGAGGGGGAGAACAAACACCATATACCCGCCTCTATTTTGGAAAAGATGGTGGGGCCAGACGTTCCTTTCTTCACTGTTCTCAGAGATCCATACGACCGTAACTGTTCTGAATATTATTTTATAAAACGTGATGGCAAGGGATTTTATGATCAAGACGTTACCAATAAGAAAACGTTAGAGGCTTTGAAAGTTATGGCAAACAGAATAAAAGCACACAGGTCTATATTCGATAAGGTATACGCTATCTTTAGTAATGATATGAGTGTAGAAGATTACTTAGAATGGTGTGTAGATAACCCTACCTACCCCGTCTACCTGGACACCAAGAAACCTAAGGATCTTGAACTTGTAGGAATAACAGAACATATGGATCAGACTGTTGATTTGTTAAGAATAATGTATGGTATCAAAGAAGCAGGAGAAGGCGTATACAATGACAATAAGACTAAGCCTGTAGGTATGCCTTATTCCACTAAATACCCCCGAGGAGAATACCAAAAGACCAACGCCATTGAATATGAATTGTATTACGAAGGCAAAGAAAAATTTGCCGAACTTTGTTCAAAATATTTAAATTAGATCTTCTACCAAGTTCTCGTACTCATCCATAATAGTATCAACAAATGGCTTAGGCTTGAATCTTTCAATCTCTTCATCTAGAAAAGAATTAATTTCATCTATCTCTTCCTGGGAAGTCATACGACGCTCTACTGTATATTCAATATGAGAAAAGTCTTCCTTAAGAACTACCACATCAAATACCTTATCCCATAGCACATGAGAGAATGAAAGGTGGTCATGATAGTATGTCATGTTTGACACTACATCTTTAAATGCCAGAATTCTTTTGTCTACAGTATGAACATAAAGACTAAGAATTTCTTCTTCTGTATTAATATATTCTGCTAAGGGTATTTCTACAAAACTCATTCTATACCTCCGATTTTGTCTTCGTTCGTAGACATTGGCCCATTGTCTTCGTTCATGGACGGATACTCCCATTCTTTACACTCATCACAGACATAGGTGCTAAATTCATCATATCCACACATCAGGCAGGGATTCATGAATTCCTTTTCAGCATCACTATATCCATCTAGATACCCCTTATTATACCCAATCCAATATTCCGCGTCAAGTTTTTCTTTTTCGTCCTGTCGTATTTTTGTAATCAGCAAACAGTCGGGGCAGTTTGAGTCATTCTCATACGACTGATAACGTTGTCTACACAATAGGTCATGTTCCACTTTCCTCTGTCCTCCATTTAACAGTATTTCTAAAGTATACAACCATATACGCCAGGGCAGCAACAATGAATCCATACTGCTCTGTAATAATAGAATACCCTATCCACAGAGTTTCAGTAATAATACCTATAGTCCAAGCCCACCACTTTCTTTGCCCTGCAAAAAACATCGTAGCAATGCCAAAGGCAGCCAATACCCAACTAGCCCACCATAAATCACCCATTAAAATTTTCCTCTAATATCTCTGCCACTTCTTCTATAAAGTCTCTAGGGTTAATAACGATTACCCCACCGCGCTGTACATCGAACATGTTGTCTTGCAACACTTTAATGATGTTTTGTGCGGTGAGTTTGTTACTATTTTCCGCCGAACTTAAATGCTCAAACTCTGTGTGGCAATTCCAGCATTTAACGATCATGGGATGTTTCTTTCTTATACAAGATAAATTCAAATAGTTCGTAACATTCCTCACATGGATACCCACCACGTTTGGTTGATGGGCATGAATGATATATTTCATTGGCAATTGTGGTGCGCCAGAAATCTTCTGTTTGATTTCGAACGGCACTATCAAAATTGTCCATAAGGTATTGTACCTGAACATCTGCAAATCTATTACGAAACTTATTCATCAATGATTTCCACATCATAACCTTCTTCTTTATATGCATAGTAAGCAGTAGAAATATATCCCCATTGACCAGAGCCTACCTTTTTGCCAGATAAGTATACATCATACATGTAACCACGCCTAACCAAATAACACTTGTCCATTAGTCCCACAATTCTGTAAAATGTTCAGAGAACCATTGTAACGCATACTTGATATCTTCGTCAAGTACACCGCCAAATAATTTTTGCCATTCTTCATTGTAAGCAGGACCGTTATTCTTATATTCTTCAAATATAGAAGCATAAAATAAATAATCTGCATCTCTGCGAGCAACCATGGCATCTAAATTTTCCCCATTTGGATCATCTTCTGATGCATAGGCCATAGATACACCCAAACCCTTGTCAACATGCCATTTCAGCACTCCTGCAAATACTCCTGCAAGATAGTTGTCTGCGTTCCACATGTCTCTGTCACTATATCCCCTTCTTGCCCTTTGTACCCACCATTTTGGGGTACGAATGGTGGTACGAATACTACGCTTAAACTGGTAATATAAACGTATTATGCGTAGTTTAGTATCGGTCAACATGTTATCCTTTCAAAATTTTGTGAAGTCATAGTGTCATTTAAAATATATTGTATACCATCATAAAGATTAGTAATAGATATATCCTGAGGAATTGTAACTGGTTCAAATATTAAATTAGTTGCTTGATCTCTCAGTAAGGAAAATACATTATCATTTAAATAAATAGTTTTTCCACTAATTTCAGAGACTATATTTATTAAATCTGTTATTGATGCTGATTGACCAGAAGCAATTAAAACTTTTTTAGGAAAGCAAAGCCTATTAATATTTATATCATCAATCCACCAACTAATTATCTTTGCAATATCATCTGTAAATATATAATCTCTTACTGTTTCAAGTGGAGCAAAAATATTTACTGGTGTTTTGTTGTATGCACTAAAAATAAGTTTTGAAATGATGCCCTGATTTTTATTAACATTTTGCCCTATTCCATAAGCATTACTTACTCTAAAAATAATTGATGGCATTATGTCAGACAGGACTTCATGAATTAAAAATTCCTGATTTAGTTTTCCATAGCCGTATGGATTAATAGGAGACACTGGAGAATCTATGCCAAAGGGTGGGTTTTGTGATCCCATATACAAGCCTCCAGCGGAAGATATAAATGCAAAAGATCCTTTATCATCTAAAATATTTTTCTTGATAATATTTAAAAATTGTTCAAAAATCCAAGTCTCGTCATCTACTTTATTTTGATCAGAAAGCATTGTTGTATTGCCAGCAGACCATATTATTGACCATGGCCTACCATCTGAATATTTTAAAAAACTATTAAATGATTTTAATAAATGAGTAACTGCCCTATCTTTATCGTTCCACGGTATTCCAGGAGAAATAAATGGTGTGTCAAATATTCTTGACATAGATGATCCAATTAATCCACCAGAACCAACTATCCATGTTGTGTGATTATTTATCATCCTCTGGCTTCCAACATTTTTCACAACGTATACCAAATTTCATATCAACAAAGATATGTTCGCAGTCACGTTCTTCAATAAGGCGTTCATCTACATCTTCTGGAATATAATCTCCTGCTGCACGATGTTCTGCTATGTGAGCAAGCATTTTGTCGTAATCATATCCTGCGGCAAAGCCTTCATTGATAAACCAATCTCCATCATCACCAAAAATAGACATATCTGCTTTTCTTAAAGGCATCAAGGAGCAAGCGCAGCAATAAAGACCATAATAAACATCGTCATATATATACGCATCTGCTTCTATAAATCTGCAATAAGACATTTTTACTCCTTTGGGATATAATATAGCATATGCTTACAGAAGAATACAAGGGTAGAATAAAAAATTTTTATAAAAGAAATGAGAACGAGCATGTTGGGTTTGTCTACGTTCCCAAAACTGGAGGAACTTATTTATCAATTTCTTTTATACCACAAAAATATCATGGACCTAAATATAAGTTATCAAAACTAGCATCTTCCTTTCATATGCCTGCATCACGGGTAGTAGATATAGTTGGAAATGAAACCCCTCTATTTACCATGGTTAGAGATCCATATGACAGAAGTTGCTCAGAATATTATTTTATAAAAAGAAGAATTCTTTCTTCAATTGACTCTATGCATTGGGACTTCTCTGATGAAAAGAAATTAAATTTTGTTATCAATAGGGTGGAATCAGTAATGGGTTCAGACATATATTCTAAAAAAATTTATCAAATATTTAAAAACAATTTAAATATTGAGGAATATTTAGAATGGTATCATGAAGATCCAACCTATCCTTGGTACTATGATATAAAAACTCCTAAAGATTTTGATATTGTTGGACTTACTGAAGACATACCTGGAACAATAAGTTTGCTGAAGAATATTTACGATATAGATGTTTCTTATGGAGATGCAAACGATAATCCTTTGAAAAAGGTTAATAAGCCATACAAAACTAAATATTCAAGAAGAAAATTTAAGAAACATAATGATGTTGAATATAACCTATATTATGAAGGAAAAGAAAAGTACCATAAAATTCTTAGTCAGACCAAAACTTCTTAACCATATCTTCAACTGTTTCTACTGATTCAAAAGAAGATTCATCTCTACCGTGCTTTAGCATAACCGCTATATTATACATTCCCTGAACAATTCCCATACAAAAATATTTTTCCTGTGGAGTTGTTCCAACTAATTTTGCTATGGCTTCAGTTTCACTTTTAAAACTGTCTGTTGCTTTTATTATATGATCAAAAAGTTGTTTTACATTAACATACAAATCATTGTTTATCTCTAGTGCATCTATTTCTAATTCTTCAAACATCATTTTGTTCCTCAATAAAATTATACTTCGTATTTTCCACGCAAAGTTTGTATCCACTCATACTCATGATTAATTAAATGATGCTGAATTTCAAAATCATCAGATGGTATTTTCTGTCCACATATTGAGCAATCAGTCATTTTGTCTCCTATCATAGGGGCGGGGGTAGAGCAGATTGTCTACCCCCACCTGGACTATGACCCAATAGCAATACGCTTTGGCTTCTTCTCTTCTGGAACAATTTTTTCTAGTTTAATTTGAAGCAGACCCTTATGAATATCTGCACCCTTTACCTTTATGTCGTCATGTAGATTAAACATTCTCATAAACTTACGAGCGGCTACACCACGATGCAGATACTTGGCATCAGGATGATCTTCTACATGAGATCCTTCAATCTTAAGAACACCGCCCTGCTCAGTAATTTCAATATCGTGTTTGCTGAATCCTGCAACAGCAACCTCAATTAAATAATTTGTCTCATCAACCTTGATGACATTATATGGCGGATATGAATTGGTGGTAACTGATGAATAGTTATCAAAAAACTTATCGAATCCGATAAATAGTGGATCGAACAATTTGTCTAGGCTACTTTTTGCAGCCAGTGTTGTTGTAGTTGTCATTTTATTCTCCTTATAGCGAGTTAGTTAGCACTCCCATTAGGCGAGTGCTAAATAATTATAGCATATTAAATAGCATGTGGCTTAGACTCATTTAGACTGGCAGTGGTAACCTCTACATATTCTGCAATAGAAGATAGGTGACTTAACTCACTTACTCCACTATAAGAGCAACCACTTCCTAGACCGCCCTTAATTTGTTTCAAAATATGTTCTACTGAACCCTTGTAAGGAACAGTAGTTGAAACACCCTCAGATACTGACACTGAGCCTCTAGAATCTTTCTGAGCCTGTGCTGAAGCCATTCCACGGAATACCTTAGCCTCTTTACCGTTATGATCTGTAATAATCTCCCCTGGAGCCTCATCTGTACCAGCCAGCATTGAGCCAACCATAACCGCATCTGATCCTGCGGCAAATGCTTTAATCATATCTCCACTATTACGAATTCCTCCATCTGCAATGATAGAACATTCTACGCCATTAATTTCTCTCAAGTCTTCAACATCCATAATAGATGAAAGTGTAGGTACACCATGACCACTAACCAGCCTTGTTGTACATGCACTTCCTCCACCAATGCCAACACGAATTGAATCCGCACCAACTTCTGCAAGACGCATGAATCCTTCTGCTGTTGCTACATTTCCTGCCATGATATGAATATCGTCATCAAATGCTGCTCTTAGGTTTTCTACTGCTCTTACTGCATACTCACTATGTCCATTTGCAGTATCAACAAGGAATAATCTTGCACCAGCATCATATAACTGTTCAGAAAGATTCATATATCCATTTGTTGCAGCAACAGAAACGCCAAAACCGTATCTAGTATCTGATAATTCTTTTGTTTTATTAATTAGAATATTGTCTGGCATGTACCTGTGAAGAATTCCTAGTCCACCAGCCTTGGCAATAGCCATACACATATCAACATCGCAAACAGTGTCCATAGGAGCAGCAATAATAGGAAGATCTAGTCTAATCTCTCTTTTGTTAAAACCAATTGTCATAGAAAGATCTACTGAATGACGAGATTCAACACCACTTTCCTGAGGTACAAGAAGAATATCGTCAAAGCACAGTGCTGTCTTGTTATAGGGAATCATACGATCCCTCGCAACATCCATCGCATCCATGAACTAGTTCCCATTTACCAGACTCTCCTCTAATTTTATACTCATCAGGATCGGGATGACCGACACCATGAGGACATGTTCTTTCCATAATTCCACGATCACTTCTCCAATACTGAGGAAAAGATCTCATTGGATGATTGCTCCTATTATGAACCGTACAATTTTGATTATTACAAGCAAAATTGGGATGGACCCAAATTTGATCATCAGAATTTTCTAACGTAACTAATTCCATTACTTTGGCCTACTATCTGTTGAATAAAATCCAGAACCATTAAAGATTACTGGAGATGCAATAAACAATTTTTCTACTTTGCCGTGACAAGTAGGACAATAGGCAAGCGTAACATCCCGCATGGATTGTCGGTAATCAAAGACTCCGCACGCATCACATCTATAGGTGTACGTTGGCATTACAAATAACCCCTTTGATTTCTCCACTCTGAATATCCAAGAAAATCATCTTGGCTTTCAGGGAGTGGCGCAATCTCATCATCTTGTGGCAAAGCATTCTTACGAAGATTACCAGTTTCCATCACTGCCTTCTTTTCTGCTGCCCAAACCTTCTTGCCTGCTGCTCCTGCACCAATGGCAATAGTCTCTGCCGCCGTAACAAAAGCAACAACAATGTCCTCTGGATGATTTTTTTCACCACGCTTGAAGTGGTTTGTCACCTCTAGTGCATTAACAACAAGTTCAGCAAACTCGTCTGTTGTCATATACCAATCTGGCTTTTTCCAACTCATTTCTTCTCCTTATGACATTCGCATCCACATTTTCCAAATGTGAATTGATATTTACAATCTTTATGATAATTTGTCATACACCATCCAGAACTTGTTTCTAATTGTCTATCAGGTGTTGGTTCAGGCCAATAGTTTTCTTCCTTCTTCTTTCTAGGCATATTCATCACCCCAAAGATTTTTGAAGAATTCTCTGTCCTCTTCTATATCTTTAATACGATCACCATTATACTCGCTATCACTGGAATGTTCAAGGTGATCGCAGCCAATTCCTTTGGCAATTCCTATCTTGCCTCCACCATTTTGGCAGCGACGGAATAGATCATCATCCCCCCACCAAAACTTAAGTCCAGGGTGGATAGCCCATTCCTGATTGATCCAGAAATGTGGGTCTATCATAAATGCCCAACCAGTTTTATCCCACCAGTTTGCCTCTTCTACAACAACATTGTTTATATGATAAAAAGAGTTAATTGTTTTATCAATCATCAGAACTTTGTAATCATTCATAGCGTCATACATGTTTTTTAAAGCCATGAACGGAAGTCTGATATCGTTGTTTAATATAGCAAGTTTTGATTCATTTATAGTTGATGCCCTTTTAATCATGTCATTCCACATATCATAAATTCTCATTTGTGGGACATAAAAATATTTTATTCTTGAATCAATTCTTGCTCTATTTATAATCCATTCTTTTGTTTTATCGGTTGATCCATTGTCATACAGCCATAATTCGTCTATTTGGTCACCCCAAAGTAAACCTTCTACGAGTGGTGCAGTCCATCGTATTTGGTTCTTAACAGGTATTGCTGCAATGATCATTTTTTCCCGTAACTCTTGCGCCAGTTTCCGTACAAGTATTATACTATTAAAAGTTTTTAATGTCAATCATATACATTAGAAATAGACAATTCTTTTTTATCATTTTGAACAGATATATTAAATTTATTTAGATAATCATCTAATGATTGCCTATCAGGTGCTCCCCAATATCCATAATAACTACCCAAAAATACATCTATTGCTATTTTTTGTGCAATAAAATTTTTTTTATATGTTTCACTATCAAAATTATATTTTAAAACTCTTTTCCACTCTTTAGAATTCGGGGAAAGTTCTACATCATACCCACCTTTATTAAGATGATATAAAGGATTGTAGTCAATAGAAACTATTTTGTACCCCCTGGTACACAATCTAAGAGAATATAAGGGTTCTTCAAAGTAATAAAAAATTCTACTATCAAATGCAAGTTCTTCAAATATGGAAGAGTGACCAAAGATGAAGTGACATGTTAAAATTCCGCTTTCTAAAAATCCCTCTGACCAGTCATCTTCTGATGGAGAATCTGCATAAGGAATATTTTCTTTTATCTTCATAATGGGAGGAGCAGGATGCATTGTTTCATCAGAAATTTTTATTTCATTATTTTCTATTTTTGCAGAATATAGATGTTGAGAAAAAACAGTCTTGTCTCCTATTTTTTCAGTTACCTCTTTATACTTTTGAATAATTTTTTCATCCCAATTTTCTGGGAAAAATGTATGAGAGTCTATAACTAAAGTATATTTCTGTTTTCTTAAAAGAGACATTGCGTTTGATCTTGCAATTCCAACACCCAGTGGTTGACCAGACCTAACAGATATTTTTTTTATTTTATTTTGATAGATGTTATCAATTTTATAAAATGGTTTATCATCCGTTCTTTGCTCAAAAATTCCAAAATAAATGTTCTCTGGATTTTTTGCAGATCGTAAAGCACTCTCAACTGTCAGATGTATATAATCTTCATTGCAGGCTGGCATAGATATGAAGATGGTTTCTCTCATGAGCAAATTATATCAGTCGCTGACCTGGGAGGATTCGAACCTCCAACCAATTGATTAACAGTCAACTGCGCTGCCATTGCGCCACAGGTCATTGTTGTGGAAGAAGTCTTACTACATGAGATCCCTGAAAAACTTCATGTAGATCTAATCTTCCAGTATTTATCCAGTCTTCCGTTGTCCAATGAGATATATGTGCCTCTGTTGGTGGAAGACCCTCGTCAGTATGAAAATGATCAAACGGGGTTGCTATTACAACCCACCCCTTTATTCTGGATAAAAGTTCTAATGCCTGATGTTTTCCAATATGCTCAATAACATCACCCATTACAACCATGTCATATTGATCTAATATTTCTTGTGATAGTCCACATACATCTTCAACATATAGATTATCGTATATGCCTCTTAATTTGTGTGGCTCAACGTAAGGTTCCCATGCCTCTACACCATCAACTGATGGATGACCCTCAACATATTCTCTTAATAAGACTCCATACTTGCCATAACCGCAACCAACATCCAAGATTTTCCTTGGTGGAGGATTTACTGTTCCTGCAAATGTTACTGCTCTTTCTGCTACTAACAAAACTCCTGTTGGCATTTTTGCCCCTATCTTTAATAATTTGCTACTGATATTATATCGTATAGTTTGTGCCCAAGGAGGGATTTGAACCCTCACGCCCTTTCGGGCACTCGCTTTTGAGGCGAGCGTGTCTGCCGTTCCACCACCTGGGCATGTATTCTACTGATGTTGTCTCCTATATTCATACATAATAATACCACTTGAAACGCTAACGTTCAACGATCTAACGCTACCAAACATTGGAATAGACAGAATATAGTCTGCTGAATTTAAAATATAATCTGGAATGCCTACCTTTTCTTCTCCATAAACAAAGATAGAATTAGCAGGAAGATTAAATGATCCTAAATGTCTGTGTCTGTAATCATTAGTCGCATTTTCCACACAGATGATAGGTCCATCTGGCTTATGCAAAACAAAAGTGTCCCAAGAATCGGCATAATGTATGTCCTCATAGTGATAGGTTCCTACTGCTCCTCGCTTATCCCATTGCTTTTTGCCAACAAACCAAATATTACCTCCAGCAAAAGCATTATGGTTTCTTACTCCTACTGACTTATTAAAATCATGAGTTAAATTAATAAATACAGATGTGAATGGTGCTCTCTTTGTAGATAAATCAAACTTTATTTCTTCAACCATCATAGTCTTATATTCATCAATAACGTTCATTTCATTCCTTTGTTAGTAGAAGCAGCCCCAGAGGGAATTGAACCCTCTTCACCAGGATGAAAGCCTAGTATCCTAACCAATAGACGATGGGGCCAAGCGATATGCAAGCCTGATCAGAGCCTCGCCGTGCGGCACTTGCATATCTATTATGGCGGAGCCTCAAGACGGAATCGAACCGCCGACATTCGCATTACAAGTGCGATACTCTACCAACTGAGTTATTGAGGCAGAACAAACTTTCTAGGAATATAATACTCTATACCCTGCCCCTGTGTCAAGTCATACATAGAATATTTTCTGTAGTGTTCGCACTTTTCTTTATTGTTGTTTACAAAATTTGTTACATTTTCTGACTGTATTGATGCCCAATCATGAATACTTATCTCTTTTAATGTTTGTCTAAATTTAATATTTTTTTCAAGATCATTAAGATAGTAATGTGTTAATGGCAACTCCCCATTAACAAAAACTAAAGCAAAGCCATTAGAAATCAGATTAATTGAATGTAATATTTGCTCTTCATTAAAAATACATTCTTCTGGTAAACTATAATTTTCTGCAAAGTTCTTATCTCCAAAAATAAAACATCCACATATACTTACCGCTGGAATGAATTTTCTTTTTGTTTTAAAAAAATCTGGAAAATTTTTTACTTTTGCCGCAGTATATACTGGAACATTTTTTGTTCCTTCAAAAAACTTACCAGATTTTGTAATCATATAAGATGTTTCTTTATCCAGAATTTCTCTTTTGTCATCAACTATTTCATAACTTCCCAATGCAGCAGTGATAACAAACTTATCTAAAGATGTTTCTGTTTTTACATCATCATAAAGATTTATTAATTTAATATCCCAACCTTTTTCAAACTCAGTGTGAGAGTCTATTTGTAGAAAATATTCCTCATTTTGATACATGCTTCTAGCAGAGTTTCTTCCTTTACCTGTTCCGTAATTATTTTCTAAATCTAAAAGCATGTGTCTTAAATTTGGTATCTTTCTAAGTTTTCTAATCTTATCATCATAAAAATCTTTTGATGTTGTAAAAGCAATGCCAAAACTTACTTTTTCAATCGTATTATTAAAAGCAGAAAAAACAGTATCAACAAGTTCTTCATCTTCTAAAGTTGCAATTGATATAAAAATATTAGACACTTGAAGAAGATCTTTCATTTATCTTGTATGTCTCATCAACTATTTCAAAAGCGTAGTTACGCAATGCATCTTCATACTGAAGGAAGTGATGACGGCAAAACTGTAAATCTCCATTGACACCATTTACCCAAACAAATGCTTGACTTGAGCAGCGGTCACAGCGGTCACTAATTTTAAGTAAATCTGTTTTTTCTTCTACTGCTGTTTCCATTATCTCTCCTTTTATATTATATAACTAATTAACGTGCTGGATGTTGGAATCGAACCAACCATGCCTGAGGCGACGGTTTTACAGACCGCTTCTCCACCTTGGAGAATATCCAGCGTGGCCTGCGTGGAGGGATTCGAACCCCCAACCTAATGGGTAGAAACCATTTGCGCTATCCGTTGCGCCACACGCAGTTTGCAAAACATCAACTTCCCAAGCGAGCGACCGACCAGAATCGAACTGGCACTATCTGCTTGGAAGGCAGAGGCACTACCATTATGCAACGGTCGCGTTGTTTATTTAAATCTAGTTGTTTTAAATTGTCTACCATCTAAAGTTATTGGCTTTGTTCCATTATGCCATATCTTAATTGCTACTGTCAAGTCTGGCCTATTAAATAAAAAATGCTGCCAATGAATATGCCGCTCATCACCTGGCAGTGGATCATAATCAGAATGACCAGTTAGATCTTCTTTCTTTGTATCAGGCCATCGTGCCAAGCGAATTTTGACAGTTGTTGGACAACCCTCTACTGGATAAAATACACGAATCATTGATTCCATAATTGACCAACCTTGAGCAGGCAATGGCAATTCTCCTTTACCATCAAAGGTTACAATGTTCCAAGTTTTTGGCTTAATAATTTGTTTATCTTTTCCAGAGAAGGTCTTCCATAGTGGCATTTTCTACCTCGTTGTCTTGCAAACAATAGGAGGATACTGCTTCAATCCCAAGCGATAGCACTTGGTATATGCCTGACCAAACTTCTTTTCGGCAGACTCTCCAGCCTTGCCTCCTCCTGCCTTTCGCAGACCTTCTGCGGCAGCCTGTAGATCACGCAATGCGCGTTCATCCTCTTCAGTGTAATTTTCCTTACGCTTCAACTTGTGTCCAATCATTTGTTAGTTTCGTATAATTCATTAAACAATTGTTCATTTATTTTATAGGCTATCTTTGCTTCATCAATAAAAGACTCTCTTTCTTCTTCAGTCCAGGGGACTAATTCAAGAAGAGTCTTATATTGTTTTCTATAATGATAAAGATCTCCTAACTGGTTAAAATCATAGCAGGAAAGTGCTCTATTGTCAATACCATAAACCTTGCTCATTCTCATAGCAATAACTTGACCGCCATTCATATCACCCATGTATCTTGTGTAGTGATATGCCATAAGTCGTGGTGCTTCTTCAGAAGCCTTTTTTATTGCTTCTAAGTATGGTGGGATTGTTTTTAGTTGTGTTGGTTCTTTTATTGGATCTACACCAAGAAGCATTAGATCATCATAAATTCTGTCTGCTCTATCTAATTTCCTGTGATCAAAAATGTGAATTGTTGCATCTGTTTTTCTTTTTGCTCTGAGAATTTCTTCAAGCAAAACATATACTGGATATAGTGCTCTTTGCCATTCTATAAAAGCCTGTTTGCCAAGTTCTCCTGACATTATTGTGGTGGCAAAGGGACTATCCTTAGATGCCTCATGATCTTCCCAGGTTTCTTCTTTCATCCTGTCTACAAAGGGAAATTTCTTCATGAAGCAATTATACCAATTCTAAGTTATACATAAGAGTATGAGTAGGCCAAAAATAATTGCATCTATCGCAACACGTTACACGTTTATCATTAATAAACTCCACATAATATTCTGGATCTTTACGATAAAGATTATTGCGATGAGATTGATGAACTCTTTCATCCCCCCACCATTGAGGCATAACTACACTATCTCCACGATCCCAATTCCAGTCATACATCTCTTGAATTGCTTCCCAATTCTTTTCTGTACTAATGCCACGATCATCGCACTCATATTTAATAGCAACAAGGTATTCAAATAATGCGTTGTCATAGTTGCGCCACATCTTAACAGCAGGATGGTTAATCCATCCACCTTTAGTACGATTATTTGCCAGAATACTATATATTTGACGACCCTCAAGTAATTGCTTGTTTAGTCTTTTGTTATCCAAAACTACGGCAGACTTAATAAAACTTTTATATGGTACAAATGTTTGCATAAAAAATCCTTTGTTAGAGTTAATACATTATAGACTAAACATCTCTTGGTCGTCTAGCATATTTTTTAGTCAATCTTTTTGCTTCTTTAATTAAATTGACTCCATGCTTTCCCTGATATTCCATGTACATTTTCTTATCGTCAATGCCCCAAACACTTTTATCAATCAGGGTGAGGGCGTTATACATTTTTCTTTTACCAAGCCACTCAAGATAGTTCCACTTTCTATTGTCATTCCATATTCTAGGGTTGTTATGTCTTTCATAATTATGAAAAAGAAATTTTTCATATGGAGAGTATATTCTCCACCCTCTAGTATATGCGCGTATAGAAAACATAAATTCTTCACCAGTCCAAGAAATGTCTGGATCGTATGGAACCTCTCTAACGATATCACCTTTAGCAAAAATAAATCCACCCAAGGCTACAGCAGATTCATGATAGTCCAATCCCTTAGGCATTTCTACTCTGCCGCCAATCCAGGCATCACCATAGCGCACCAGTTCTGTATAGTGAGGACAGTTAACCTGCCAATCACCATATTCATATTGGTATATTACTTTGTTTGTTTTTTGATCTCGCATATATGGAAATCCCCAAAAACTTATAACTATTTTATCGTTATGGGTTTCTTCCTGAATTTTTTTGTAAAGAGCAACGATATTTGTATCCCAGTTTTTTGCAAAAATGCTGTGAGCGTCGATTTGCAAAAAATAATCTTGATTATTGAATAGTTCCATTGCTTTAGATCTTGCATATCCAGCACCTTTTGCCTGAGAAGATGGAACTATAACTTCTGTGACATTTGCAATATCAGAAAGATTTGGATGCTCTCCAGATTCTACCTGAGAATATACTCCAAAATGAATAGAATCTGGATGCTTTGCATTTTCTAAAGCGGAAAGAATAGTATCTCTCAGTTCTGGTTCTCTGTAACTGGCTAGAGATATAAATATTGACAATTTTTCCTACCTAATTTAATTGAGATACAATACTATTCTACCACCTTTACTCGTCGTCTTCTTCTATCCGATCCTTCTTCGCCGTTCTCTTTTCCATCTTCTGTAGTTCAACATTTACTTGCTCAACTCTTGCTTGATGAAGAGCGACCTGAGCATTAAGATTAGCAATTTCTGTTTCATAGGATACAGTTTGTCTACCCATTCTTTCAATAAGATTGGTTATAACATTTTGTAGCATATCTTCATTAGTCATTTTTTCTCCTTAATATATTGACTTAAAATATGGTTTATTATACACCTTCTGGCATATCTTTTGGCACCAAAATATGTTATGCATTTTTTCTTTTCTACAAAAAGAATTCTATCTTCTCCCACCGACCATTTTTCAACTTTATAAAATAGACGATTTTTTACTATGTTTATCCAAAAATCTTCATCCATATACTAAATCCAATGGTGTTGGTGCGGTAACTTTGGTATGACATATAGCACATTCAGCATTAAGAAGATACATACCTATCTCGTAGTTTTCATCAAACACCGCCTGAATAGTAAACAGTGTTGAAGCGCAAGATGGACATTCTCTGGTGGGAATACCCCTAGCATCTAACATTAAAGGCTCCTTATAAAATAACTCATCCATGCCACAATTTTACACTATGACATGGATGAAGTCAATATTATAAACCTGCGCGAGAGAAGATTGCATCAATCTCTGCAACATGGTGAGATCCGTATCTAGCAGCCTTTTCTCTTTCTGCTGTCCAGGCACGATACATTTCACGACGTTCTCTTTCCTCCGCGTTTGTGACGCTTGTGAAAAGATTCTCAAAGGCACGCATAAGTGTCTTCATAATTCCTCCTTGTGGGTTGGGATATTATAATTATATCAACAATTTGTTTTCGAGTCAAACAAACTAGATGTGATCTTTATCATTTCTATAGCAAGCAAAAAGAGTTCTTCCAAACATATTTTCAAATCTTCCAACATTATCGTTGTCTACCATGAGTGGCTTGCAAACATCAAATGTAGTATTTTTTAAAATCCACTCCTGAATAGTTTCTGGATTCCAACCATCCAATGTTCCCTGGAAAAATTCTTCATGCTCTTGACCCATTTCAAAAAACATTACATCTTCAGTTATTTCATCAACAATTTCAATATAATCTTCTGGAGACAAAACCTCTTCGTCACTCATCATGCAGTTATGCAATATACTTAAAAAAGAAACAATGTTATATTTTACATCTTCATAAAACATTGCTAGATCTACATTTTTTACTCCATCTACAACATCAGGATAGAATATTTTATTAATGTGTATTTTTTTACTATCGTTTTCTATGCCAGCAACGCTCAAACAATAATCTTTAAAATAATTTAAAAAGTATCCATAGTTAGATCCGATATCTAGAAAAGTTTTTTGATTTAATGAATCTCCAAAATATTCCTGGCAAAATTCAAGCATCGCCTGTGCTCTATCTTCACACTTTCTGACAACAACATTTCTTTCATTAATGCTTTGTGAAGATAAGGGCTGATATAAAATTTTGAGATTCATTAACTAATTCTCCTTAATGCCTTTTCTATCTTTGATTCTAGTATCCAGTCAACATTCTCATTTTTTATTATATCACTAACCTTATTTTTTTTGACAGCATTAATAATGGCGTTCATTTTCATTATTCCAAAAATCTCACAAAATTTATAATTAGAAGAATTATCTATATTAAAATTATTAAGAACTTCTTCCTCTTCCATTTCATTCAGATAGGCCATAGCAACACCAATATCAAGTTCTGAAAAACTTATACAAGAAAGTTCCCAATCAAGAACTGCACTTATTTCATCACCTAAAAATATCATATTGTCTGAACGCCAGTCATTATGAATAAGAGATATGTTGTCCATATCAGGTATATTTTCAATAAGCCACTCATAAATTTTATGTAGTCTCATATCTACATGATCTACAGAATTTATATATATGCCATAATTTTTATTAATAATATTTTTTAAATTTTTTTCTACTCTCATGTTTGTCATAGAAAAGTTTTCTAAAGGAATTGTATGCAACTGAAGCAATAACTCAAATGATTTTTTAATTGATCTTATATCTCGTTTAACAATTCCTTCTACCTTTTCATATAAATAAAATGGAGAATCTACTTTTGTATAATCATTACAAAATAAAACCTGTTTTGGTACGGGGAAATTTCCATATAACTGATTTTGTATTTCAAATTCCCACTTTAGTTTTTTAACGTTTTGTGCTTCTCTTTTATTTCTGACCAGCCTTAGTATTAAAGTTTGTCCATCTCGCAAAACAATCTCGTATGTGTTAAAGCACAACCCCTCTTTTATTGGCTTTACATCATATATATAACTAATGTCAGAGTTTTCTTGAACCAACGATACTATATTATGGAAGTCCATCTCTATCCTCATAAAATTTTTCAAAATTAATTCCCACCATTTTTTGATAACCAGCGAATCTTCTTTTATCTCCGATTCCATAAATGCCAGTTTCTTTTCCAGTCAAAATATTTTTTTGAATTTCTCTTGAATTACTTTCTATCTCTTTCCACTTCATCTTTCTTGCAACATCATCCCTCTGATTCCAAACCTTTGAATATCCCCTTCTGCTATAAAAGTGCCACAAAAGCATCTCGTTTGGAGCATATATTTCCCAACCTCTTGTATAGGCACGAACCGCAAAACATAGTTCTTCACCCATAAAAGAAATTCTTTCATCATATGGAACTTCCTCTGGAAGTTTGCCAGAAGCAAAAATGTATCCAGCAAGGACTGTATGTGATTTATGAGGCTTGCTTTTATCTTTCATCTCTTCTCTATTGCCAGCCCATTCATCTCTAGAGGTTCTTACTACACTAGTCCATGAGGGTTCGCTCCAATAGGATTTATCTCCTTGTGGAAAATAATCTCTTCCATCAGTAAAGACTTGATACGGTGCTGGAAACTGACTAAGGATAACCTTTTCATTATTTTCTTCTTGACATTGCTCTAGCATGGTTATCATTCTAACGTCCCAGTTTGGAGCAAATCTCATATGAGAATCAGTTTGGAAAAAATATTCTTGATCATTATAGGTTTCCATAAGAATTTTTCTTGCATATCCAGCACCCATAGAATCTTTGAAGTGCATCTTTTGATGATTCATATTTGGAAAACCGTATAAATCTGGATGATCATTTTTCCCTTCCTGAGTTAAAACAGAAAAGTGAAGATCATTTGGATATCTTGCATTATCAACCGCACTTTGCAACGTCTTTACTATTTCAGGATCTCTATATGATGCAATAGATACAAAGATACTCATGCCAGTGTCTGTCCTCCTGGAACATCATAGACTGGATCTAGCGTGACATTAATTCCATGAGACTGAATCACCTTTTTTACTCTAGACATATAATCAATGCACTTTAATCTTTCACCATCATTCATGTGTCGCCAATGGCTTTCATAAAATCTCAAAGCAATGTATGGTGGAGTAAAATCATATTCAACTATATCCATAACAAAATCTGAAGGGACTGGTATTGAGTGGACTTCTTCTTTTATCTTTTGTGTATAAATCATGACTTCTCCATAGTTAAACTTTGCCAAGTTTCAAACCAATCCTTTTTGTTTTTATGAGAGTTAAATTCCTTGTCTATTGTACCATCTCGTAAATAGACTCCACCATGCACTCCCCACTCTTTATTTGATACCCCTACGGCAAAGCATTGTCTATTTACTGGGCATGATTGACAAAGTTTATCTATACTTGACGCTAAAGTTTTATCTTCTTCATATGAGTCAAAAAATAGATTTGTATCCATTCCTAAACATTTTGCATTATCTTTCCATAACTGCATTTTTCTGCCCAATACTTCCTGGTATTTCCCAACCATTTTCTGTGATTGGAAACACTCTCTTTTTGTACCACTTACCGTCTTTGTATGCTCCGTTTGCAGAAAACATTCCTTTATATGTTTCTGTATACTTAACTACATCCCAACCTTCCCAATGAAGTTCTGGGCTATTTTCAACAATATTTTCCATTGTTTCTAGATTATCAATAATCATGACTTTTCCTTTTGTGATGTATATACTATTCTTTTAATGCCAGCCTCTTCAATGAGAGACATGCACTTTGAACAAGGCATAGAATCTCTGTCCCTGCCCTGACGATTTACTCTTGCAACATAAATAATTGCTCCCTTAAGATTTGTTCCTGCATCCTTGATTGCAACTTCTTCAGCGTGCCAGGAGCAATCGGTCTTGATATGTTCTGGAGAAACAATCTTAGGATGATTCCTGTCCTTGTTCCATCCAGTGCCAAGCACTCGTCCACCCTTTACAATAACTGCACCATGTGTGTTTCTAGCCCTTGACTTTCCAGCAAAATATCTGGCTACGCTAAGGTAAGCCTCATCCTTCTTGCTACGCATTGTTTTCCTTAGTATCTAAATATGCCAGTTTCTACCCCAGTTAGTTCCATGAAGCCAGTTAGTTTAGATGGCTTCTGGTTTGGAGTAGAAAGAAAGGCAAAATAGTCAAAGGACTCTGCATTTTCTTCAATAAAAGAAGGGGGAACACGATAATATCTTACCCTAATTCCCCTATTCTTCAAACTGTTTTCTGACCTATTACAAAACTCAGCAGTAAAAGAATTAATTTGTGATGGTCCAGCGGTATACACATTAAACTCTCCATCAACAACGTCAGATAGTGCTACTCCCATAGCACGCAAAAATACGTTATAGTCTGAGAACTCCTTAGTTCCCTGAATACCAACATTCATTAATTTTTCCAATCTTGTATACTGTCCAATATTGTCATCATTTTATTTACTTCTTTAAAGTCCATATGAAAAGCATCAACTGGTCTTGCATCTTCTTTTATAATTTCCTCGTCTATAACCTCTGTTTCATACAGAATGTTATTTGATATCCAGTATGCCTTATCTTCTACTATTGCTACTTTCAAGTATCCCTCTTCGTCTTCATAGTTAAAATCTTCATCGTCATCTTCTTCTTCCTCTATTACCTGAAAAGTATACTGCAAAAGCAATAAAAATGAAAGGGGTAAAAGTGGAAAAAGGTGCGACATTTTCATATAACCACTCCCTATTTATATTCTAACAGGGCTTTTTAGCAATGTCAAGATTATTTCCAGTCGTCTGGCAACATATCTGTGGCACCCAAAGCACGGGCACGACGCATTATATGACGCTTTGCTGCTTCATAATTAGAAGCACGACCAACAGATTGAATTGCGTTTCTTAAATCTGCTCTGTTGGCAATTGGAAAAGATCCATCTGGCATTGCCTGACCGCTGGCAGCCATTCTACGACGAGACTCTGTATTGTAGTCTCTCTTAAACAAGTCTATTAATGGTCTAGCAGTAACAGCCTGTCTTGGATCAAAGGATGACCATATGCTTTTTGATGCTCTTAAACTATCCATTCTGTGTCCTACCATCCTTCCTGTTGGCTTATCATCACGGTATACTTCAATAACCACCGCTGGATTATCAGGTGTTCCTGTAATTGTAAAATCAGAATCTGGAACATTATATGATCCGTCACGAATAATTCTTTTAACTTTTCCTCTTGCTGTGCCACCGCTTGATCCCCAAGAAACCATTTGTCCTACACGAACGCTGCCAGCCTTACTCATTCCTGGATTACAAACTGGACAGTCTTTGCACGCAACGTCCATTTCCTTACATGTGGGACAGCCGCATCCTGTATATCTCTTATTCATGTCTTCTATCATATCATCCGTTTCATCATCTTCTTCATCTTCCATTTCAGGCATTACTAAGCCGTCAGGAATTGCAGCAAGCCTACACTTACCCATTGGCTCTACCTGATAAGAAAGAATTGCACAACCATTATTTTCTGGATTAAAGAATGAGCAGTTGGCGCACTTTACTCCGATTTCTGCGTCTTCGTTATCTTCTCCTGATTCGTATCCAACCCATATGCTGGAAGTGCCCAAGTCGAATGGCCCATACTGATTAGCGATTGCAACAAGAGCGTCATGAAACGCTTTTTCTTCTTCTGTAAGTTGTCCATAAAGTTCTCCACGATATTTTTCAAATTCTGGCTGGACTGATTTGCCTGCTTCTGAAGCCTCAAGTGCAGCAATCTGTCTTGCTGCCTTTTCTCTTGTTTCGTGGCATCCTGCAATGGAACCATCAGATTCTTTTACAACAGCGTATCCACTGCAACTTCCGTAATTTCTTCTAATATCCCAGGGCATTAGTCAAACAATCTCTTCCATGCTTTAGCACCAAATTTACTTCCATTACTTGTTAATCCTATTGAACGATAAAATTCTTTTGCTGCTTTCCTTGTTTGATCACCATAATATGATGTTGCACCAGCAGGAATATCAAATCCCTTTGCTATCAACTGCTTTTGTAACAAGCGAATGCTTTCGTTTTTATTGCCGAACTCTAAATTATTAGGAAATACTGGAACCTTGTTATTTGCTGCTGGCGGTGGAGTAGTTGATGGACTTGGCTTTACAACTACTGGTGCTGGATCTTCTGTGCTAAAAATAGGAAGATCAAATTCTGCATTATCATTTTGTGCTTTTTCAGTAAATGAAACGTGGATATGGTGTTGGTGTCCCCAGTTTCCTTCTCTCCATACCCAAAACTTATCCTTATACGATCCAGATGCGATCCTGTTTTCATATACTACATACTTGAGTCTTCCGCGATCTTTTCCTTCTCTTGCCAATTTGATAAGTTGATCAGCAAATTCTCTTGCTGTTGCTCCTCTGCGTCCAGCCCCCTTGCCCATGTTTTCATCAATATCAATGGCATGTACCCAACCGTTTTTATCTGGATTATGGTCGCTCTTCCTGGCTTGATGGGCACTGTCCCCAACCCAACCATCAGACGACTTATCTCTGCCTGGAAATCTTTGATTCAGTTGATCTCTTAATTTAACTCCAGCCTTAACTAATTTTGCCATTATACTTCCCCTCCAAATTCAGGTTCGTATACTTTGGTGTAATCTTCTTCAAGGATTTCTTCTTCATTTTCTGGATCAAAGTTATTGTTCATAACAGATATTATATCATTCTTCTTGCTTTTTGTTCCACAAAAATAAAATTTCTGATAAAACCTCTTTTTCATTTTTGTCTAGTTTTTTTATCTTTTTTTTATTTTCGCTATTTTCATTTGGGCCAATAAGTGGCTCCCCATTTTCATCAAAAACTATATCAATTATTCCTTTGTTCCACAAAGAAAAAACAGTAGAATTAAAGTCTTTTATATGTTCTTCATATAATGTTGGAACTAATTCTTTTGCCTCTGGGGTTAGACGATAAACTTTTTCTCCATGATCATCAACAAATGCAAATTGCAAAGCACCTATGCTAAGTAAATACTGAATTAGTTCTTCTTCCATCTTACCAATTTTCAATTTCTATTGTTATTTCCTCTGTTGGTTTTCCATGCAAGTACATAATTTTATTCATTAATGTTCTTGCACAACATCCTGGTCTTTTGTCAATAACTGTTTCAATTAAAGTTCCATCAATAAATAAAGTACCTTTATATCTTTGTCCTGGGGCTGGTTCTATTTTTATTTGCACAACTATATTTTATCATTATTTAGTACGGCGGGTGGGATTTGAACCCACGATTCCCAGTTTATAAGACTGGTGCCAAAACCAGGCTAGGCTACCGCCGCATGACTTTAGGAAGTCACAAGCAGCGTTACTCCCCATATAACTAAAACTATGGCAAGCATTGTTCCTATAAACATAGATACAGGAAATTTTTCGGACCTGTTAAATGCCATCATTGATAAGTTGGCAAACATGTTTAATGCAAATATTACGATGGTGGTAACAATGTAAATAGTTGTAGCCATTTTAAACCTTTCTTTGTGTTGATAAAATTATATCAATCGACTAATAGTTTGTCAACAAAAAATTTTAAATCATTCCTAAATTAGATAGGTAATCTTCTACTTCTTTCGGAGCAGGCGGAGCCTTAATAAGATTCTTTATTTCTTCTTGCTTTTCTCTTTCTCTCATTGCAGATTTCCAAGTATGAATTTCTATCATTTGATTTTTATTTCTTTTAGTGTGTGATATAGAATTATATACTGATCCGCAAACAGCATCTGCTAAGTCCTTAGACTTCTTTCTTGGGTGGTCTACTTTTTTATCAGAAACAATTTTAAGTTCCCCCATCTCTTCTAGCAAAAGATCAATATGTGGCATTGCGACTCTTTCTTCATAAATCAACATGGCAAGATCTTCGTAATGCTTTTTCCCTACAGATAAAGTATCTGTATTTATTCCTACTGACTTTAATTCTTGTTGAATGTCAAAAGATTGCCAACGATCAAAAGTTACAAGGCCAAGATTTAATCCCATTCTTCTCAAATGAATAATCCAGTTCTTTACTTCAGATAAGTCTACTGGCCCCTCCTTTCTTGGTTCCCACCACGCTACTGCATCGACAATTACAAATGGAACTATCTGCTGATAATCATTAAAAGATTTTACCTCAACCCACTTTTCAACATGGCTAATAGCAACCGCACACTTGTCATGCTTTTGCGCTAAGTCAGCATGAACAAAATAAGTTTTTTCTGGATCATATTCCCATGATGGATCAAAGCGTTTAAAGTTGTCAACAGGGTTTCTCATTGTCATTGCTCTTTCCAACTTATCTCTTTGTTTAAAGAATGCGTCTGATGCAAATGATGGTCTACAAGCAAATCTCATCATCGCATCTCCATAATCTGTAGCAAATGCAACTTTAAAATCATCAATATTTCTTGTTGGATTTACTTCCCATGTTGGCCTTTTAACAGCGTAAATTCCAGGAAATCTATATGCCAAAATATGATCCTCTTCCCATTCCACCTCAAGAGAGTTTCCTTCAGCATCTTCTGGAATATCTGGATTTAAAATAAATGTATGCCTTCTTATTACAACATCTTTTTCTACTATGGCATCTTCATATTTTTTGGAAATAAAATCCCCAGGATATCTTGGGAATGAAAGAAGGACCACCTTTCCATAGTCGGGAAAACGAGAATCTACTGAAGCACGGAATGCTTTATAAATTGCATCACCAGTTTTAGCATTTTCGTTGCCGCTTGCGGATTCTTGAGCAAAGCCAGATATCTCGTCAAGTATTGCCAGAATAAGGTTTAGTCCTTCATGACTTTCTCTTTCAGAGTGACCAGAGTATACAGTTATTGCTTTATCAAACTCAACACTATTTACCTTTGCATTATACTTTCCAGCAAACCATGGGGATCTATTAATTTTATTGATAAAGTTTTTAAAGAACACGTTTCTTGCTTGCTCTGCGTTAATAGCAATATTAATAATATCTATGGAGTCACCTGGAGGTTTTCCAAAATATCTGGCTGGATCTTTTAGACAAAGTAGTTTGTAAACTAAATATGCACATCCTATAGTGGAAGTATGGTCTTTTCCACTTCCCTTACCTAACTGCATAATAACTTCTGCTTTAGTATATTTTTTATAATGCCTTCTTCCACCTTCTTCCCCCATTATTCTAACTAAATCTTCTTGTCTATATATTTGACTCATTGCTTCAACTAAATCTCTTTGTATATCAGAAAGTTCTGGTTGATCTAAATAAGACTTATCATGTAAAAAGGTATCAAGATCTACAGGAATTTCTTCAAATGGATCGTCGTCAAGAGCACCAAGAAAATCATTAAAGTCTAAACTCATACCGTTACGGCCTCTCCTGCTCCTCCGTAATCAGCAAGACGTTTTGCTACTTCATATTTACAAGTGCTACAACTTCCAACAACATCTTTAAGAATGTTAACAAGTATTTCTTGCTTTCTCTCCTGTTCTAGAAGTTGATCAGCAAGTTCTTTATTCTCTAATAAACCTGCCTTTTGCAACATGTCCATTCTTTTATTTTCTATATCAAGAATAAGTTTTAGTGCGTTTGTTTTAGCCCCAAGATTTCCAGCAGTGTCAGCATCTTCAATAACCTCATATGCTTTTCTAATTAAATGATTATAATGCTGATCTGCTCCAGCCAATGCTTCTTTTGCCCTAGCACGAATCGCTTCATTGTTGGCGATCATTCCACGCCACTCATTAAGAAGTTTTACTACCCTATTACGAGGAATATCTAATTCTTTAGAAATAGTTGTTTCATCGTTGCCCTTGATATATTCAGCAGCGACTTTATTTATTTCTTCTAAATGTAGTACAATGTCTTTGTCCATAACTTCTCCTTGGACACCAATTATAGCAGTAGCGGGGTAGAATGTTGCCACCTTTTGAATTGGTTCCTACCCCGCTACTTTTTAATAACAGTTATGGCCTGGATAATACCAATGATGCTTTCCCTTACCATGTTGCCATGCAGTAAAGAATGCACGATCTTGATAATATCTTGACCACTTATGAATTGGCTTATCAAATAGTGTGTTGATTTCGGCTGATAAACCATCTTTTGTTTTCTTGGATTCCTTTAACATCATCCAGACAAGCCCATCTCTCCATCTTGAATCCAAAAATTGATAGGCTCCTCTTGCAGAGGATGATTTATTGGCAGCACGATAACTAAAGCGTGACTCTCGTTGCATAATACACTTACGAGATTTTTCCCACTTAGAATCATACCATTTACCGCGATACAAAGATGGCTCATAGCCCTTCATATCGTCAGCAATCCCAGACCTTGCAGCCCGATGCTCATGACTGAGATACACGACGCTTCCCGTCGCAATTGGTGCAGACTTAGCATACACCGCGTCAGAGGCGATAGCAGGAGAGGCAATGGTCATTAACATTGTCATTCCTACAACACCTCCTATCAGTTTCGTTTTCATCTGTTTCCTCCTTGCGGCGGCAACATTGTTCTAGAATATCATAAATTAAAAGGGTTTACAATATTTATTGCTTAAAAATATCTATTATGTTTCCTGTGAAATGTTCTTTCTCTGTGACAATTCGCACAAACAATGTCACATTTACTTATTTCTTTAAAGATATCTTCTAAAGAATAGTAGTCAAGCATGGAAGAAATGTTTGCCACCTTTTTTCCATAAACATGGTCGAAGTCTAAAACATAGTAGGGAAACTTTGATTCACAGTCAACACAGCCAGACTGCTCTTTCATATCTGCAATTATTTTTTGTAATTCTTTTTTTCTTTTTGCAGATCTTTTTTCTGGCTTTTCTTTTTTGTTTCTGTTTACATCAAAAGTAAAGCATTTATTTTGTTGTGCAAGGTTTTTATCCCTCATATCAAGACTATTATACAGTCTTCTTTTTCCTCTTTTTGCGCTTTGGCATAGGCTTTATTCGTTCTGGACGAAACGATCTCCAACCAGAGGAGACCCCCTTAACAACTTCAAAGCAATCAATCCACTCAATGCCGCTATCAGTACGGACAACATGCTCAATAAACTTGAACTTTCCTCCCCATTCGCCGTTAATCTTAATTATTTCTCCGCTTTCAATAACTCTACCATCAGGCATTTCATAGTAGGGTGTACGAGAATATAGATGAGCGTTTGGGCTAACTACCGTTTTCCGTCTTGGCATAATGACCTTCCAATCTTTTGATTTCATCGCTAATGTAAAAGATTGCCTTTTTAAGATCCTCAATGTGCTTGTCCTCATTTTTGAGTCCTGCACGCCAGAGGTACTTAATTGCATTACCTATATTATAGTTCCTATGACGAACAATGTCAATACATTCAACTCCACTAGGATCACTTGTATAGTGCCTGGGATGATTTACCATATCATTAGTCATTTTTTTAATCCAAACTTTTTGAGTTGCCGATAAATTAATTGTACGCTAACACCACATTCTTTGGCAATATCTTCTGGAGTTTTTTTATCAAAGACATATCTTTTTTTTAGAAATGATTCGTTTAGATGAAGACCAGAATTTTTAGCCATTAAACCAGTACCTTACCAAATATGTTATTGCCAACATTGACCAAATTATATTAAACCATATAAGTGTTGGTATTGTTTTTATTGTAGATGACCATATTAGTGCGATGCTTGATAGTAATGCCAAAATATAAAACCACCAAACAGATATGCCAAACAATAATCCAGGAATAATTATGCACGCCTTGACGATAAAGGCAAAAAACTCTACTATGTTTGCCTTAGTCCAATATTCCTTATGCCCCATTGTTTTTAAAGCATAAAGCCACTGCATATGTTTACTGTATATATTAATCTTTAACAACCTTACTCCAATTTTTTAGACAATACATTCCAATTCCACATGCATCTGAAATATCATTATCGTCTACATCAATATCAAATTCATTGTTAACTGTAAAAATTGTCTTATTTTTTCTTTTTTCTCTTTCTTGGCTTTTATACCAAGAATTTGATTTTCCTGGATTTGCTCTTCTTATTGCATCTTTTTCATCTTTAGTTAAAAGCCTTGTTCCAATAAAGGATTGCCAAGCCATTGGTGTTACACCATATACCTTTGACACTCCCCCTAATTTAGCAGCACCAATCAAAGCACCTTGACTTAATGCTAAGTTTGCTGCAACCTGTGGACTATTTGCAAAAATTGTTTTTTCAATAATTAAATTTTCTGAGGGACACTCAATAAAGAATGAACTAACCTTGTGTGCAATGTCTCCTAATTTATCATAAATATTATCTCCAGAGAATCTAATCTTTCCATATGAAGATAATTTTTGATCAACAAAATATGCAAAAGCCATACTATGAGTGCTTGCATCTATTGTACAAAAATTATTCGGTGCCGAATCTATAAGTGCAGACACTATTTTACTTTTGCTCATAATCAAAAAATCCTTTTAGTTCTTTTAGACTTCTATCAACTTTTCTTTTATTTACCATGCAAAATTGACAAAATCCATTTTCGTTATAAATACTTATTATGGTGCCACATCCACCGCTACACTTTCTTTCTTTTTTAGATCTATTCTTTCTTCTATTAATCTGATAGCGTTCTGCAATTTTTTCTTTTGTTGCATTCTCTCTACATTCTGGAGAACAATAAATTTGATATACAACAGATGGATCAAATTCGTTGGCGCACCAGGAGCAGGTTTTCACAGATACTCCAAAGGCTCCATCTTTATTTTACCAGCAGGAGAATCATAGCATGTCTTCTGCAATGGACATTCTTTACAGATCTTTGAATTAGATCTATATGGCTTCTTGGGAATTGTTTTATCTTCCCACGCCTTTCTAACCTGCTTCATCCAGTCAAAGGCGTACTCTGCCCAAGCAATATATTCTGGCTGAACCTCTACTGGTATTGCATGTAACTCATGAGAATTTTTATTTTCATATAGCAGTATTCCCAACTTTTTTCCAAGTATCTTCATGTAAATAATCAACTGCATCAAATGGTAACTTGGTGGCTTAGAATGCTTTCTATAAGAAAAGGACTCTTCTCTCATGGTTTTAATTTCTACTACAGGCTGTTCTTCTTCCCACTGAACAATTGCGTCTGCAAAACCAAAGATTGGTGGGTCTTGAGTTACAATTCTCTTTTCTTTTTCTACCATTATTCCAGCATTCTCAATAGCCTTTTGGATTCTAGCATGAGCATCTGTTCCACTATCCATATTTGCTGATGAATATGCATCTGTATTGTCCTCAAAATCTGCCCCTGAGAATGCAAGATACCAGTATCGTGGACAAGCACCCTTACCATATACCAATGTTGAGGGACTGAAAGACTTCTTTGTCATAAATTCAGTCTTTCTATTTATTGTGTATCCCTCTTCAACCTTTGCTATAAAAGCCTTAGTGTCAATCGGACCCTCAGGTTGTTTGTTCATTACTTGTTTCAAAAAATTCTTAGCCATAATAACTCCCTAATTTAGCACTATACTTCAGGCTATCTACTAACCTCTGTACCGCCTCATTAGCGGAGTAGTATAGATTCTTCTTTGCTCTGTCATCTTTCTTTACATTAGTATAGTATGAGGCAAGCATCTTAAACTTTGCCGCATATGCTTCTAGTTGAACGATAAGACCTACAGCCTTTTGTGATGGAACGTCTGGGTTCATCATAAGTTTTACAATTATACCAAGAGCGTCTGTAAGTTGATCATCGTCCATTATTTCTGAGATATCAGAAAATTCTGCTACCTCATTTACCAACTCAAGAGTTGTCGTCATTATCTGTTAGCCTTTCTAATTCGTCTAATTCTATCACGGCTAGTCTAGTTTTGCGATTTCCTTCGCCCAGAACAACAATGATTGCTGGAGATTTTGACTTATCAACTTTCATGCAATCGGTCACTACTTTTGCCCAAACATTTTGCGTAATACTAAAACTTTTTGAGTATTCTTTGAAGTCTACAACATAGTTTCTCCAGGTAGCGTCGCCCTTCTTCATGCCACGCCCAGAATTCTTATGCTGCTTTGCACCGATTCTTTTAGATTCTCCACGTTCACTCATTAGTATCCCCTTATATAAAGATTAACCTTTGAAAGGTGTTTATCGGAACACATCCATGTTAAATCAAAAGATTGAAAATAGAATCTTGCTTCATTAACTTCACCCTTACATTCATGACAAAAGAATGTTCCAGGAAACAAAGAATATTTAGGCATTAGATACCTTGTTAATCAAGGTTTCTTGAATGTCAAGATTTTCCTTGACTCCTAAAACCAACTTATCCCTGCCCTGGAATCTTTCTCCTTCGACTGTATACCAGGCTCCAGCACGTTCTACAAGACCTAACATTTCTGCTGTGTCTACAAGATCTGCCACAGTGTCTACACCAATGTCAGGTCCACGGAAGTAGAAATCATATTCTCCAGACTGGAAGGCTGGTGAGGTTTTAGAGAATTGAACATCCCACCTTACCTTTCTTCCTATCTTTTCTTCTATGATCTTATCTCCTACATGTATTTTACCCTTAATTGCTTGATTGTCTGATTCAGATGAGAACAATTTAACAATTGTTGAAGAATAAAACTGAACAGCCTTTCCACCTGTTGGTATCTGACTAACATACATTGCACCAAGGTTGTTTCTAATTTGTGAAATTAAAACTAGAAGCGTTGGCTTTTCCTGATTGTTTGCATAGTTAAGCATCTTAACGGCATTTGTCATATCTCTGGCTTCTGCACCAATTTGTTTGGTATTTTCTAACTGCTTTAATTCGTCTGAATCCTTTTCAAAATATACAGCAGGAAGAAGTGCAGAGATAGAGTCAACAACAATTAAATCAATGCCAGACTTCATCAGGTCTACTGCAACATCTACCATATCGTTTATAGTACGAGCGGTAGAAACAATAAGATTGTCTACATCTACCCCAAGGATTTTGGCCCAATTTTGATCGAAAGTCATTTCTGCATCTATCCATGCACATACCTTTCCTTCCTGTTGAGCATCAGCAATAATCTGCAAACAAAAAGATGATTTGCCACTTGACTTATTTCCATAAATTAATACTTGACGACCATATGGAAATCCTCCGTTCAAGGCTCTGTTCAATCCAAAACTTGGAGTTTTGGCAAACTGAACCTGCTCTACTTCAGAGCCAAGTGCCAACTTCTTTCTTAATTTTGGGCTTACGTTGGCAAGAATTTCTTCTGCGCTCATGCCAAAACCCCATGCATCTTTGGACGCTGTAGATTTTTTTCCATTTTATTTACTATCGCATCTGCGAGAGATAAATTTGTGTATTGAGTTTGGCAAAGAAATGCCCAGAAATCTAATACGCGGATAATAATGTCAGCCAACTCTTCTACGACAACATCATCTCCCTTTTCTTTTCTCATGGCTTCTAGAACTTCAGAAACCTCGCTATGAATCATTGCCAATTGCTTAAGATGAAAGATGATAGAGTCATCATCTTTTATGCGGTCATATGATTTGTAGAAACCCTTTTGCAATGCCTGAGCATGAAGGGTGTGTGAGAAATCATCTAAATCTCTCAAATAATTCATACCTGTATTACCTCTTTCAATGTTATATCTCCATCCTTTGTTTTACTAAATTCCATGGGGAAAGCCTTGCCTTCCTCTATTCTTGTGTATGCCATAGCAAAAGTAGTTGGGAAAACAACAACAGAGTAAAGTTCTCTGCCATAGTCAGAAACCACTAGGGTAGCCATTCTCTTACCAGTCTTGGTTACTCTTGGTCTAAAGGATAGCACATAATATTCATTTTCTCCATATGGCAATTGCTTATAATTTAAGAATCGTATAAGCGGTGACTTGCTGCTCTGTATCTCTTCCACAGGAATTGCTTCCATAATTCTGTTAGATCCAACAAGAATAATATAAGTTTTACCTGCTTCAATCTTAGTTTCTTCATCATCAAATATTCCAATCGAACCTGTTCTGTCCAAAACCTCTACTCTTGACCAACCTTTGCCTCGCTTAATTCCACGCACAACTCCCATTAAAATAAACACTCCCTTTTCATCAAATTCATCTACTGAATTTAAATAAGCATGGAAGTGTTGTGGAACAGATGTTGTAAACTCTGGCAGATTAAGATACTCATATAGGTTTTCTCTAATCTTTTCATCATCCCGTGGGTTGTCTGGAAATGTTAATGCACCAACAGAGTTGAGTGCAGCCAGTGCTCTACTATTAACACCATTTCCTTTTGTAAAGGTAAACTCTTCAACATCTTTATAGGAATTAAATGGTCGCCCCTCAATATATCTTGAGGCAATCTTATCAGAGATAAACTTAATTGCTGCTAGACCAAACCTAATTCCTTTGCCCTCAATCTTAAAATCTATATCTGAGTCATTGATATGAGGAAGTCTCATAGGAATTCCCATTCTCTTTGCTTCAATCATATATTCAGTACGAGCATCCTTATCTTTCTCGTTCTTGAGCAAAGCAAACATGAATTCTAGCGGATAGTAGTATTTGAGCCACGCTGTCCAGTACGAGAGTGTTGAGTAAGCCACAGCATGGGATTTATTGAACGAATACCCTGCGTGAGCCTCAAAGTCATGCCACATTTTCTCAGCAGCGGCCCCACCAAGTGGCCCACTCGCATTCCTAACAAATAACTCCTTGAATTCGTCAAATTCACGCGCATCCTTTTTCTTGCCAATGATTTTGCGAACCTTATTGGCTTCACCCATGGTCATGCCACCAAGTTTCACACAAGCAAGCATAACCTGCTCCTGATATAGAATTGTACCGTATGTATCTTCAGTAAATTCTTTCATAATTGGTGAAGCATAGGTAATTCCCTGCTTGCCCTGTTTACGAGCAATATATTCCTTACCAATAGTATTCATGGCTCCTGGCCTTACCAAAGCATTTGAGGCAACCAATTCATCAAACTTTCTTACTCCCATTTTGACAAGAAGGTTTGTATAAGGAGTCGCTTCACACTGAAACACTCCCTTTGTAAATCCATCAGAAAGCATGTTATAAATATTTGGATCTTCCATATCTATCTTTTGAAGATCTGGACGCTTACCAGTTCTTTCCTCAATTGTAGATAGACAGTCATTAATAACTGTAAGAGTCTTTAGTCCAAGTGCGTCAATTTTAATAAGGCCAATATCTGCCGCTTCATCCATGTCCACAGCAACTACTGGAATTCGTGAGTCTGATCCAGTTGCAGAACGTGTTTCCATTGGAGCCACTTTAGAAATTGGAATCTTTGATGCCACCACTCCAGCAGCATGAATTCCAGTGCCGCGAATTCTTCCGCGCAATTGATCGCCATACTTTTCTACCTCAGGATACTTTTCTCTAAACCAGGCAGTGTTTTTTGATAACACATATTCATCCCAAGTGTCTACTGTTTTGAGCGCACGATTAACATCAGAAAGGGGTATGTTTAGGCAACGAGATACATCCCTAACGACCCCCTTATCCTTAAACTGTAAGAATGTTGCAATTGAAGCAACATGCTTATACTGTCTTTCTAGATAATCCTTTACCTCTTCACGGCGACTATCCTGAATATCAGAATCTACGTCAGGAAAATCATCACGGTCAATGTCGATAAATCGGAAGAACAATAGTCCGTGCTTGATAGGATCAATGTCTGTAATTCCAAGAGCATAGCAAACCAATGATCCAGCACTTGATCCTCTTCCTGGGCCAACCATAATATTATTCTTCTTAGCCCAGTTCAACATATTACGAACGACAATAAAATATGATGCAAACTTCTTTTCTTTAATAATTGATAGTTCTTCTTCAAGTCGATCCATATATTCTTGATTAGTATGCAGATTGTTGGCTGTAAGCATATCAATTGCATACTTTCTAATTTGCTCATCTGGATCACGATGTTCTACTGGCAAAAGATTAAGGTTGCGCTTGATATCATAATCCTCAACCTTTTCAAATATTTCCATAGTATTATCAAACATATCCTGACGGAAACCGCCATTGGCATTCATAGATTCTTGCATCTCGTCAGCAGAAAGTAAATGAATATCAAACTTATTAAAACTCATCATCCTATCTTTGCCATAAAGATAATCAAGTCTATCCATCATGCTGTCAAACTTCTTTGACTTATCATATGATGCTTCTTTTTCTAACTTCGCATGAGTATTAAGGATAAGCATCATTTCTTGGATAACCTTCTGGTCTACCGTCGCATGATGACAATCTGGGGTAACAATAATTTTATATCCACCAGCATCTGCCAACTCAACAAGAGCCTGATTAATTTCTGGTGGGTTGTGAGGCATTACTTCAACATAGAAGTCATCGCCAAATCGGTCACCAAACCACTGAAGATGCTTCTTTGCAACAGCATAATCATTTACCTCAATGGCTTTATTGATAAGTCCAGACATACATGCTGATGAAACAATTAGCCCATCTCCATACTTGTCAAGGATTTCAAAGTCTATTCTGGGCTTCTTGTAGAAACCTTCATTCCAGGCAAGTTCATTAAGTTTTCCAAGATTTTCAAGACCTTCGGTATTCTTAGCAAGAATTACTATATGATTATAAACAAGATCAAGTGGTGTAGTACGTTCTGCCTTATCTCTTCTATCAAATCTATCTTGAGCGATATACCCCTCAATTCCAAGAATTGGCTTAATGCCAGCAGACTTTGCTGCGCGATACATTGGCCTATGACCAGATAGCGTTCCGTGATCAGTAATTGCAATTCCTGGCATACCTACGCTTGTGGCTCGCTCTACATATTCTTCAGGTGTAGCGACACCATCCATTTGGCTATAATGCGTATGTACATGAAGTGGAACGTACAAGATAATCCTTTCTAATTTATGTAGGGGTGGGGGAGAGACTTCTCTGGAATCTCAACCGTAACTCAGCCGTTAACTACAACCATCCTAAGTTATGCGAAATCCAGCACGAATTGCGTACTCTCCCCCACCGTATTAAAGGTTGGGGAGGATCGTGAGATTTCCCCCCCAACCAGCCTAATTACCAATCAATATTGGTAGAACTTGTTGATGATGCTGGAGAATCAAAACCTAGATAAAAGTTTTCTTGCTCCGCATATGGAACTTCACGAACAACCTTTTCAAGATTAAAAGGCTCAAAATCTGCCCAGTCAAAAGGCTCCGTGTCTGGTGCGGTAGGAAGAAGAACATACGTCGTGTCTGTCCCACTTCCCTGACGCTTGATACGCCACTGTAGATTACTAATGCTTCCAGTATCAAGTGCGTATTCACGAATAGCGTTAAATGCAGACTGCTTGCCCACACCCTGCGACCAAACTGCCACATATGGATCTTCTAGACCGTCATCAACTAAAAGATTGGTGTAGAAGCGTAGTCGTGGCCTCCATGAGCCACCTCTCTTACGATCTTCCATTGTCTCCTTACGAGCCATTTCACATCCAAAGCAGCGGCCTTCAGTATCCT